GGAAATTTCTTTCCCGCTCTATCAGGTCTACAGCCATGTCGTCGATTATGACGCTAAAGCTGTGCTCCACGCAGAGTAAAAGCGATCTCTGCGGCCTGTCCGGCAAACAAACCGGGTTGGTAATGCTTATCCTTCAGCGTTCCTCTATGAGGCCATCATGAATACACGTGAAACTGATATCCTGCGTCATGCCCAGTACCTGTTTAATACTCTGATGAACTCGCCACTTGTGACGGTCCATCCAGAGGATTATCTGGCTGGGTTGCACCGAGAAATTGTTTCACGCGTGACGGCCATGTTCAATGATCTTCCTCCGACGGTTCAACCGCTGGTGGACGATTTTGGACTTCTTCACCTCCTGCCTCGTGTGCTCCCCGGGTTCCTTCAAGAGGAATTCGAGAAGATGCAGATGCAGGTTCGGACGGTCTCCTTCAATCGGATGATTGAGGAGGATACCCGTCTGAATCGTGAAGAGTAGGTCTTGTCAACCTACAATTAGAGGACGTGCTATTTATCCAAGGTACCTATGGGAACTCGAGACTACGACGTATATCTACGCGGAACTGGCTACACGGGCTATCCTAACTCACAAAATATGAGTGTGAATGACCCGTCTGCAAAGCACGCGTGGAGGTCTAGCTCGAATTCAAAACGCCATAGGCCTGCTGGTTGGATTCCTCCAACTAGCTATAGCATGGAAGAAGGATCGTGGCAACGCCCTAGGGGGTCCATTGTTGAACCTAGCGGGTGGAGACAAGACGGTTATTTAAACGTCGAGAATCCACTCTCTATGTTTGGCAAGGACTGTAGTGCTTTAGGCATTCCCCAGGTGTTCCCGAGCTATCTGGCAAATCGGGCGCTCCAGAACGTTCGGCTAAAAGTGAAGGATCAATCCTTCAATGCAGCCCAGGCGTTTGCTGAGCGTGCGCAGACAGCTCGTCTCGTAGGTGGGGCTCTAACTCGTATCGCCCAAGCGGCTATCCTGTTTAAAAGACGCCGATATGAAGCTGCCTTTGCAAGGCTCGACTTCTTCTCGGAACGTCTCAGGAAAGAGCACTTGGCTAATACGGTGTTAGAGTTCAACTACGGGGTTCGACCGTTGATCCAGGATATTTATGGAGCTTGCGAAGCCCTTGACAAGGCTGGCAATGGTGTTTGGATAAACACCTATCGGTCGAGAGTCCAAGAGAAGTATAGCCTTACGAGAGATCGTGGCACGAGTTCGAGCACTGCTCGAGCAACCGGCGAAGTCTTTTATGGGGCTATGGCTCGTTTGGACGTTATACCCGGCAACACGGCTCTTCAAACAGCTGTGTCGTTGGGCCTTACTAATCCTGTCTCCTTAGCGTGGGAATTACTCCCATTTAGCTTCGTTGTCGACTGGGCGTGGCCACTGGGTGATTACTTCTCCCAGTTTGACGCGCTGGCCGGTGTCGAAGTGAAAGGATACTCGATGTCGAATCTTACTAAGATCCGCGTCAAGTATGAAGGCAGGAAGCCCGCAGGTACTAATCAGATAGTCAACTGGGATAGTTATTACCGGTTGACAAAACTGAATCGGACTGCGTCCTTGAGCGTTCCATTTGCGACCCTACCGAGGGTCAAGGATCCGTTCAATAGTAAGGAACACGTGCTGAATGGCCTGGCTCTTCTAGCTGGCGCCTTCAGATAACCCTAATGTTTCATAAACCGAGGTAAAAGGCATATGCCTTCGATGTCCGCGCTCACCATCAATGATGGTGCTGCAACTCCTGTTGCACACACCTTTACGCCGCAGTCTGTTGACGGCGGCAAGGCCCTGTTCTTCGACAAGGTGACCGGGATCCCGGCGGGTTATTCCCGTCTGGATCATGAAGTCCGGTTGGCCAAGTCGGCGACTGGTGCCCACAGCGTGATTGTCGGGTTCCTTATCCCGATCATGGCGCTTGTGAACGGTGTGCAAACGCGAGTCCGTGTCAGCTCTGCTCAGGTTCGCCTGAACTTCGCACAAGACTCGACGGATCAGGAGCGCAAAGACCTGGTGGCTTACGTCATCAATGGTCTGAGCAACGCGACGATCAAGCCCACGCTGTACAACACGGAACCGTTCTTCGGTTAATTCCGAGGGACGCTCCGTAGGGAGCAGTGTGGTGCCTACTGTTTCGTTGTCTCACTCGCTCATGAACGCCCCGTTGGGGCTCACTGCTATGAGGATCTTCCTATGGCTACTGTCCGTCGCCGCCCTTCTGGGGCTGCTCTCGTTGCTTGTGCTCCGCCCCTCGCTCGTATCCACGAGCGAATCTTCAGCGCACTCGATCTCAAACCCCGCGAGGGGTGCGAGTTCGGTGGCGCCGGAGGGAGTGGTTTGTTCGTTCCCAACGCAGGAGTTTTAAATGAAGTTGAGCAACATGCTCTCCTTTATTTTGCTTCTGAATGGCTTTCTAAACTTGATGACGGTAAGTCTTCTAGTGCGAAAGTCACTGAAACGTGGGAACGGTTTAACCGTGCGGAAGCGTCCTGCTTTGCAACGAACCAAAGACTCACGAGAGAGTGGCGAAACTCGCCATACGTCCGAGAAATTAATCTCGCACGTAAAATAGTCTCGAGGGTCCTAGGTAAGTTCGACTGGGACGAAGCAGCGAAAGGTTTTAGGTGGAGCAAAGGTGCTACTACCAGACTGACCCGACAACAGTCGGATGCTGCGCACAAATATAGCGGTACGCCGCATGCAACAATCGGTAACGCCGTCCTCGCGAACACTCTCATCGAGTGGACACCGGGATGGGCCCAGAGTATCGGGCCCGTCGATCCGGCAGAGGGTATCGGCTACGTGAAAATCGTAGACGGTAACGACGTTGTCACTGTCCCGAAGAACTACAAGACGGACCGTACAATTGCCATCGAACCTGATATGAACATACATGTTCAGCTCGGAATCGGTGCAGTTATACGTCGCAAGCTCCGAGGAATCGGAATAAACCTGGACGATCAAACCCGGAACCAACGAATGGCCCACGTGGGGTCATTTGCTGGAACTCTGGCTACGATCGACCTAAGCATGGCGAGCGATACTATCTCGCGAAGCGTGGTTGAATTGCTTGTTCGTCCTGACTGGCTGGAGGCACTAGGGCAGTGCCGCAGTCCTTTCG